TATCTGTCCCATACCTTTCATCTTGCCGAACCTTGGAAAGTTTAACAAGATTGCAAAGCTACTAAACAACTGTAGTCCTTCTGTAAAAGCTGAATAGACTGCTAAAGTTTTTGCAATACTTTTCTTATCAGACTTAGTTGTCTTAATCTTGTGTACATACTCATGTTTATCTGCCATTTCTTCGTACTCTGCAAAAGCTTTGTACTCTATCTCAGGCATACCAACTGTATCAAGTAGTAAGCTGTAAGCATGTTGATGAATAGATTCCATGTTAGCAAAAGAACCCATCATCATCCTAGCTTCAGGCTTTCTAAAGATACGCATGTATCTATCAACGTAACCTGCACCTACGTCAACATCTGATTGAGTAAACAATCTAAAGATTTGTGTGAGTAAGTTCTTCTCTTTTGAATCTAACTCTTGCCAATCTTTAACATCTGTATGTAAAGGTACTGACTCCGGCATCCAATGCATTTGGTTTTGTAAGACATAGTAGTCAAACATCCACGGATTATCGAATGGTTTGTAGTAATCTCTTGTGTCTAATAAGCTCATCTGTTCTCCTTGTTAAATTTCTTAACTAAATATTTTAAATTTTCAATTACATATCCTGCGTAATCTTTTGTTTTTGCGAATGGATTATTATTTTCATCACAATAATCTAACCACATCCTACTTGTAAAACCAGAAAACTTCTGACTAAACACCTTGTCAAATTCTGATTGTTTCATATTAATCCTTTGGTAAATAAATAATAACAGCCGAGTTACATTTAGGACAACTTAAATTCGTTTCCATAATATACTCATCGTTCTCATCTTCTATGTCGTGATCTCCACCCCATATTAGTTCTGTTCCACAGTGCCAACAACCCATACTATCCCTCACAAGCTATACACTCAGCATCATCTAGTTTAATACGCTGAACTTTAACGTTTACATTTTCTGCATTTCTTGCAGCATTAGTTCTAAAGTAGTACAAAGACTTTAGTTTATTCATACCGTACCAGTGTACATCATTGACATACTGCATGTACTCATCGTGCACTTCCTGTGGCTCTGTAGCTTTTGGCAGTGTAAAGAAAAGGTTAACAGACTGTGCTTGGCAAATAAACTCTTGTCGTTTAGCTGCATGTTCTATAATCCATATCTGATCTATCTCATTAGCAGTCTTAAATATTTCTTTCTCATCATCTGTAAGAATATCAAGGTGCTGTACTGAACCCTCGTTACCTGCAATGTCTTTCCACAATGCAGTCAACTCATCTTTCTTTAAACCTTTATCTTGTAATACCTCTTCTAAGTATTTGTTTTTTACTTGGAACGAACCTGAAAGAGTCTTGTGCGTATAAACGTTAGCACGATATGGCTCAATCGAAGGAGAAGTACCACCACATATGATACTAGAACTAGCGTTAGGAGCAACAGCGAGTAGATTAGCGTTCCTCCTGCCACTACCACTGACATCAGGAGCTTCTCCCCTGTCCTCTGCAAGTCTTTCAGAAGCTTTGGTTGCCTGTGTTTTAATGTATTTAAAAGCTTTATAGTTGAAGCCCGTAGCGAAGATACCTTCAAAAGGAATGTTGCGTGATTGGAGATACGAATGGAAGCCCATCGCACCGAGACCCAACGACCTTTCTCTATAAGCAGAGTAGGCAGATTTAGTAAAGCCTTCCCTACCTTCTTTAATATGTTTTTTAAATCTTTTAAAGTTTGCATTGTATTCTCCTAGACTGTCTGTGTCTACTGCATTGTCTATATAATGTTGAAGAACATTGTCAAGCATGGTAATTAAATCTTCAATAAACATAGGATTCTCTGACCAGTCGTCAAAGTATTCTAAGTTGACAGAAGATAAACAACACACTGCTGTACGTTCTTCGTTGGTAGGTAAAGTAATCTCAGAACAAAGATTGCTCTGTTTGATTTCTAAACCTAAATCTTTTTGTTCTTTAGGTAAGGCTTCATTGCATCTATCAATGTTTACCATATAAGGTTCACCTGTTTCTGCTCTAGCATTAATGATCTGCCACCACAAGTCTCTAGCATTTACAATCTTAGTCGGCTCGTTAGTCTTAGGGTCTATCAATCTAAAGTCTGCATCTTCTTCAACAGCTTTCAAGAACTCGTTGGTAATGTTGATACCATTGTGAAGATTAAGATTCTTCCTGTTAATATCACCACCAGATTCTTTACGCATGTTGATGAACTCTTCAATCTCTGGATGAGATATATCCATGTAAGCTGCATAGCTTCCACGTCTTGTAGTGCCTTGATTAAAGGCTAACATCTGTGAATCAACTACATGTATGAAAGGAATTGAACCAGTAGAACGACTCCCGTGAGTAGTAGATATACCGTTACTCCTAATGTCACCCCAATATCCACCAATACCTCCACCCGAAGATGCCAACCATATATTTTCATCATAGTGATCTGATAAACCAGTCCTGCTATCAGGTACATAATTAAGGAAACAGCTAATAGGAAGCCCACGACTTGTTCCCCCGTTGCTAAGTATAGGAGTGCTAAACATGAACCAGCAATTGGAACTGTAGTGATAAAGCCTTTGAGCCAATTCAAAGTCTGTGTGACCTTTGTATGTAGCTGCAAAGACTGATGCTCTTGCGAAGGCTTCTTGTGCATGTGTTTCATTCTCCCATAAGTATCTGTCCTTGAGTGTGTCAAGGCTAAACTTATCTAATAGTTTTTCATTACTGTAATTAATTTTTATACCAAGATATTCCTTGATACCTACTTTATCGTCAACCATTCTGTGACTCCTTATCATGAATGTGAAGCATTATTATAGCATAATGTAATATCTTAAGCAAGTCTTTTCTGTTCTTTCCTGCTTTATTTCCATACCTTTTTGCATACTTCATAATGTTTCCCATACAAAACCCTTCGCCATGACCCGAGTCAATGATTACATCAGTAGCTTGATACTTATCTGAAGCGTAGTGCTCACCATATGTATCATTAATATAGTATTTTAATTCTAAAATTAATTCTCGTTCATTAAATTTATAATCCATAGTTACTCCATTCCATCGGTAGTGTGTCTTCACTATACCATCTAAAATTGTTTTTCTCAGCCCATTCAGCATGGGTTCGTTTTGTTCTGTCCTTTCTCATCTTAGCTCCCGGCATAGGTGCATAAGGTTTTTGAAATAAAAACACTAACTCAGTGTCCTTTGGTAGTGCTGTTCTTATATGTATGTACTTACTATACTCAGGATAGTCCCAAAACCTGCCTTTAGCTTCAAGTAAAATAGTTTTACCATTAATTACTTTAACAAAGTCTGGTTCATATTTGTGTTTAACAATGTAATCATACAGTTCCCAATGATGTTCCCAATCTTTAAGAACTGTCTCATGTAGTTTAACTTCCCATAAACTATCGTATCCTTTAGGTACACCTGTTTTTTTAGGTCTCGGTTTACGAGGTTTTCTAAATCCTACCATTATAATACAGACGAGTCATAGTTTTTAACTAACTTCCAGTAAGTTAGCATAGCATTAAACATTCCTAAGTGTTTAGTATGTGATTCTTTATCCCAAACAAAAGGAAGGACCAAGCCTGTATCTTTTCTGTCTACAAATATAGATACTCGTTCTACATCATCAAAGCCACAGCCTTGAGCATATGCTGACAACTGCATTCCATGTTCATCGAACACCAACTTCGCTGGGTCTTTACCTTTTAGATTATCTTTGGTTTTAAAATCTATAAATATTCCTGACTTAGAATACAAGTCTATCTTTCCACCATAACCTGCATCAGCACAGAAAGAATCTTCTGCTATCCACTCTTCGTTAGGAAAAGCTTCATCTAAATACTTCTTGATTGCTTTGTAAGGTTTAGTTTTAGTCTTACCTAAAAAACCTTTCTCAATCATACCATGTATCTTTGTCCCTTGCTGGGCAGCTTGGATACCTACCTGTTTAGAATCTGTTTGACATCTGTAATAAAAAGACTCAATTGTTTCATCTTCTCCTTGTTCTAAGGTAAGGAAAGAATTAAGTAATTGTTTTTGTTTCCAAGTCTCTAAAGATGGCTTGGCTATAATACCCATGATAGTTGTCACAGACGGAACTAAACCTAAAGACTTAGCATCTCTGAGTGTAGTGTTTCTTTCTTTACCATTAGCACCTATGATAGTATACATAGGCTCACCTTCTTGGGTATACCAGTGTCCTGATTCAGACTTAAACTTATTATAGTTGTCCTTCACCAAGTTGTCAAGTTCTTTTTCTTTAGTCATTAGTTATTCCTTTTTCTTTGTATAACTTTTTGTAAAAGTTACCTACTGTTAATATTTGTTCAGGTGTTGCTTGGTTTTTAATTGAGTTAGCCATAAGAGAAACAATAATAATATTATCTTTTACATAACCTTTCTCAGGCACTATCCTATCTAAAGAAGGAGAATTTTGCCAGTTGTTTTTACCTTTACCTTTACCCCACTTTTGCCCTTCTTTATTTAATTCAAATTTAATTCCTAAGATAGGACACTCCTTTGTTATTATATCTCGTAAATCTTTTACCTTAAGGGTACAAGGAACATTATGTTTTTTTGCTCTACCTGCTGCTGCTTTTTGCATATCTTGAAGATGTTGATTATCTCCGACTTGTTTACTTTTCCTAGCATTTGAAACATGTTTTCTCCTATATTTTTGAACACAAGAATTACATATACGTTGTCCTAAGTTCATATTACACTGGTAACAGTTACCTTTGGGGTTGGTTGTCTTACTACCCGAAACCAAAACTACATCACAAACCCTACATGTTTTAGTGTGTTTCACTCCAATCTCCTCCTATTTTATATTCACCATCAAGAGGACATCTCATATTAAAATGTTCTCCTGCCTGTTTTAAACTATCCACTGCAAGTTGTCCTACCTTGTTAGCATTACATGCTGGTACTTCAATCTGCCATTCGTCATGAATGTTAGCTACAAACTTATGTGGTACAGCAGTTATCTTAAGTCTTGCTTCAAGTATCTCCAATCCTTTCTTCATTACAATAGCACCACCACCCTGTAATAAACTATTTAATGCAGCGTGTTCGTGTCTTATATAAATCTTACGACCATCTATTCCCATTAAGTATCCTCGCTTTGCAGCTCCTTGTACTTTGTCCTTAAGAGTTTTAAATGTGGGGAGATTATCGAGAAAGCGTTGCTTAAGTTCTTTACCCTGCTTTCTTGATCCTCCAACCACACTCCCAATCTTTTCATCTCCTGCTCCGTATACGAGGGCATAGATGAAAGTCTTTGCTGTATCTCGTGATTCAAGTCCTGCAAGTTTTTGATTAGTTGTGTGTATGTCTCCGTTGACCACTTCATGTATGTACTCCTCATCGTTCATATAGTGTGCTAACATTCTAAGTTCTAGTCCTGAAGCATCAACTCCAACTAAAACATTCCCGTCTTCTACAGTCCAACAAGCTCTACATTCTTTACCGAAAGGACTGTAAACAGCCGGTACTTGAGCCACATTAGGGTGGTTATGAGACATACGACCAGTAATAGTTCCGTTAGGAATGACTGAACCATGTACTCTACCATCATCTTCTAGTGCATCCAACCATGATTGTATCTGAGCTATACGCTTTTGATATAGTAGGAAGTCTGCGATTAGTTTAGCTTCATGTATGTGAGTAATCTTTTTAAGAGTACCCTCGTCTACAATCGGCTGACCTGTAGGTGTAAAACGTTTAGGTTTCCAACCTACCTCAACAAGATACTCACCAATCTGTTTACGACTGCCTAAGTTAAACTCTTTAAGTTCTTGTCGCATAAAGGGCTTGTATTTCTTTTGTGTCATACAAGTGTCATACTCTTCTTTTGTCAATCCTGACTTAGACAACTCACCATCTTTCTTAAACTTAGGTACAACTAATTTTACATCAACCATCCTAGGTTTGAATGTGCGTTGTACTTCCTCGACTATTTCATTCATCTTAGTTTTAAGATCAGCAAGTAATGTAGTAGCCTGTCTTTCATTAAACTTGAACCCGTTGTTTTCTTGATCAGACATTATCCGAGCAACCCTGTGTTCAAGATCAATTGACTGTTGACTAAAACCTACTTGTTCTTGAAGCAATGCATAGTAAACTAACTCATTTAGTTTAACATCATTGACACAATACTCTAGCATCTGTGGTGTATATTCGTCAAAGTCTATGGGTTGTTCTTGCTTTGCAAAGTTTACACGATAACCCCACGTCTTTAAACTGTGTCCGTTTTCTCGGATAGGTTTAAACAACCTAGACATAACAAGAGTATCTTCAATCTTCTTGTGATATAAATCTACACCAGTTAGTTTCTTAATAACATCTAAATCAAAACGTAAGATGTTGTGTCCGATTAGTGTACCGGCATTGCTAAGAAACTCTAAACCTTCTTCAAGCTTGTCAGGTGTAAACTCATGTACCTCACCACCAACTTCTTTGGCTACAATACAATGTAGCTTTGTTGGTTTAAGACCATCACACTCTATGTCAAATATAATTTTAGAATTCTGTGTTGTCAAATGTTTCCTCCTCTGATAACTCAAAGAGCCTACCAGTTTCATTGTTGTAACGTAAGCTACAGGCTAATCCAGTATCACCTGTGTATCTTGATTTAAGTACACGTACTCTTGTAGTGTTAGCTTCGTCTTGATTCTCTGCTTGTTGATTACGTTCTAGTGCAATTACACAATCAGATAGTTGTGCTATCCCTGCTGAACCTTTGAGGTGTGAAAGAGAGACTTCAATCCCTTGCTCATGTCCTTTGTCACCTGATGCTCTACGTAAGTGAGATACAAGTATCATACCCACTCCTGTTTCTTCAACAAGACTACGCAATCTATTCATAAGTGAATCAATACCTCTACGTTCATCACCTTCACCCATGACATTGACTAACATATGAAGATGGTCTACAACCACCCACTTACATTCACAGCCTACAATAATATATCGTAGCTTAGAGAATACTTCATCAATATCTGTGACCCCAAGATGGGCATGGATAAACACACGACCTTTAGGTATAACTTTATCAAACAGATTAGTTAGTTGTTCTTCGGTGTATTGATCTCGTCTCTCGTTAAGATACACTCGATCATTAGCTTCAATGGATATAATACCATCAGCAGTTCGTAACCAGTTCTCTTCAAGAGCTACAATACCTACATTGTCTTCAGTATTTTTAATTAGCCAGTGTTCAAGCTCACGAGTCACACTAGACTTACCTAGTCCTGTGCCACCTGTAAGAGTTACAAGCTCACCTTTACGCATACCAAATAGTTTCTTGTTCAGACCTTCCCAAGGATAGGCAATGCTTTCCTTAGTCTCTCGATGTAACCATTCAGACTTTTGAGCAGACAAGTCCATGATACCTGATGGTGTGTAGGTTCTAGCTTCCCACCATGCAGACATGAAAGCTTGAAACTTCTTCTGTCGAAGCATGTCATTAGCATCCTTACATCCATTAGGTAGGGTGACTATCTTAGCCTTGCCGGGTTTTAATATACGAGCAACCTTTCTAGCTGCTTCTTTACCTGCCTTGTCATTATCAAAACATAATACTACGTTCTCAAATGATTCAACAAACTCAATGCTTTCTCGTATATCTTTAACAGCACCTGATGCACCACGCTTTAACGAGACACATGCCCACTTTGACTGCATCAATTCATAAGCAGCCATAGCATCACACTCACCTTCAACAATTGTTAGATACTTACCACCAGTATTTCGGAACAACTGTTCCCCAAATAAACCAGTGCCTTCATACGTACCTGCAAATGCAAAGTTCTTGTTGTCTACAAAACGTGTCTTAGTACCAACCACTTCGTTACCATTGAAGAATGGATAGATGTGTTGAGACACTTTGTTATCTGTACTTACTACTCGTCTTACTCCATACTTCTTAGCTGTGTCTTCAGAAATACATCTGTCTGTAAGAGCACCAAAGCTACCAGTATATGTGTTAAGAAAAGTATTACTTACTTTAGGTTTAGGATTTGTGTCCATAATTTTACCATCACAAGCATCAATATAATTAGGGAAGTGTGTCTCACAGCTAAAGCAATGAGCAGACTTGTCCTCGTTCATAGACACAGGGTCAGAGCCACCACATGATGGGCAGGGTAATTTGTGTCGTACGAATTTACTTTGTTCTTGCATTCTATCTCCTTTAGAAAAGTGGCTAGGCTTTTACACCTAGCCGAGTTGTTTATTTTGAAGATTCTTCGTCAGTTTCTTCGGCTGGTTCGACTATAGCTTCGTCTCTACCCTTAAGCAACTCTTCTAAGTTAGCTCTGTGGGTACGACTAGCAAAGTCTAAGGCTTCAATGACAACCTGTAGGTTACCAACCTTCTGTACAATAACTGTTGCTTCTTGCTTCACTGCATCATCAGTAATGTTATTGACATCAAAGTTGGTAGTACCATCATCATTGTTGATAGTAATAATCATTAGAATTCTTCTCCATCGGATAAGAACTCATCACCATCACCATTCTTGTAAGGCACAAGATCGGTAATCATTACTGCCTGTAAATCTAATCCTGTGTAAGGACCAAACTTACCTTCGCCACTGTATTCGTTGTACTGGACTTTAATTTTTGATCCATTACCAACAGCAGTTGTGACTTCCTGCTTCTCAGCATTCATCAAACGAGGTGCAGGTCTAACCATTCCGTTAGGACCATTTACTTTACGTTTGATTATAACAGCAGGACCTTCATCCATCTGTTTTACTTTGTGTCCACGAGATGCAAACTCGTTTGCTGTCTCATCATCAACCACTAAGTTGACTGTGTACACGGGTTCAAATGTCGTATTGGGTGTCGTTATACTAGCCCAGTACGCTGTTCCTTCTAATATTGCCATATGCGTTTCCTCCTTTATAGCGTTGTTGTGAAGTTGGAAGGGTTGTGAGTAGCTACCCTAGAAGCCACAGCATTAGCTGCACCAAACCATCTGTTCAATTGGAGATAGAGGGCTTGATATGTTTGGTTACTCATTGTGATAC